AAATCAGCAAGAGCGTTCGACACCTTCACAGTGAATGTCTCACCGGAATCCACGAATCCGTTCTTCAAGCGCCAATGGTACTCGTACAACGATGCTGTTAGCTTGCGGTGAGTGACCAGAAACAGGTCGTATCTGGTTTCTCGTAAAAAAGAACTCCTGATTTTCTGTTCAAGACTAAAAGACGCCGCTTCTAAAGCAGCGTCTATAGCTGAGGTCACGTCCGTAACATCCGCTTGGCGCATCAACGTCCGAACAGCCGTGGTGGTCGTCAATTTCGCCATAGCGCACGCCCTTGTCTCTGGTTATACGGTAACGCCTTCTTCTTTGTTCGCAGCAATCCCTTCTTGGATCTGCTGGACGACCTCTTCGTACGTACCGTCCGACACCATAATCCCGTGTTCGTTAAAAGCCCAATCCGAGAGTTCTTGCGTGGTCTCAAACACAGGAACGCCCCCGTCAACTGCCGTGGTTTTTTGTACCTTGGTTTTCTTGTCTTCTTTTTTAACGGAACTTGTTTTTTTCGTATCATCAGCTTTCTTAGCTTCCGGCTCTTTAGGCTGCAAGTCCTGTGTCGTCAGGTCCGATCCTGTCTGCTTGTTCGTGCCTAGCACATCGGACATCTTCCGTGTCCGACGAGCGCGGTTTTCAATCTCAGCTTTCTGTTCCGGCAATTTACCCCCGATGTACACGAACTTCCCCGTTCGCACCAAATGCGCGGCATCAGCAGCAGAAAGATCGTGGGATGGTATATCTCGTTGGTGCGTGACACCTTTGTACTTGTACGCGACTGGTCCTTTAAGAACAACAACAGGCATGTATTTCTCCTTCTAAAACAAAACAGGCGAGATGTATTATCACCCCGCCTGTTGTACTTGTCAATGAACGCCTCGATTAAGCAGGTGTACCGACATCGGTATAGAGGACAGTGCCCCCGGCGTCCTCCATCTCAAAATCAATGCGCATCGTTACCATGATAACGTACTGGCGGCTCGTAATCAGCTTGTCGAACTCGATGCTGATGTCCCTGTGCATCCCGAAAATCAGGTTTTTCGGGTGAGTCAGTAGACCCTCCGTATCGGCCATCTTCGCAGCGCCGAATACTTTCGTGCCCATGTACGGAGCAGCTTGGTCATCCGTCAGGTAACGGTCGCCCAACCCGGTTGCACGGTCAGCCAGCGTATCCGCGTACTCGATTTTGTTGTTTTTCGAGACGAAGTGATACAACGCGGACATGTCATCTTTGTACTGGTTCGGGAGAGTCAGGAGGCCCGATTTCAGCATTGCTTTGCTAATCGTCGCACCTTCAACGTCCACCGTACTGCCGTTATCACGGGCATTCTCGACCCAGCCATCAAGCGTCGCCAGGTACGGGTCCGTCGCGGACAAAGACGTGTCTCCGTTGATAGCCAGATCTTGAAGGTCTTGGCCGACCCGGGGAGCCAGCATTTCAATGATGACTTGGTGCAGACCGCCCGGTCCCGTGTTAGCCACGTTATTCGAAGCAGCCGTTGCGTTATCGATAGCATCTTCCACCGTGTCGTACGTCAAACGAACTTCCGCCCCGACCTCCACAGCCGTCAGCGTGGTCGTGCTGAACGTCGGTTTTGCACGGGCAGTTGCTTCCGTCAGAGCGTTGAACGTTCCATCGACAGCCGCCGTGTCCAGAGCGGTGCCTTCGGTCATCGCCCGAAGAATACGTTTACCGAAGTTGATTTTTTCGATCTTCTTCGAAGACGCACGCATCGGTTCAAACCGGATAAGCCCCTCGTTCAACATATTCGGGCCTTCAATCAGCAGTCGCGTGAAAGTGCTGGACTGCTCCGGGTTCAGTTTGCCGCTCGATGCCAAGTCAGAAAGTGCAAGGTCGGCCTTATCCAGTAGGGTTTTATTGTCGCTCATTTCTTTGGTCTCCTGTTTTGTTCTAATTAACCTTAGCCGTAGTACGTTTTGCTCATCTTGTGCGCCGAGCTAGTGAGAGGGGCCGACGCTTTTTGTGCCTCTTTCTTCTCAACGCTCCGATCACCTTGAGCACCCGCGTTCGTAAGCCCATTCAGAGCCTCGTCAGCGGATTTTGCCACCGTAGCAATTTCTTCCACTCTGTCTTTCAGGGTAGCTTGCTCTTCACCCGTTTTTTCAACAGAAGCGCGAAGGTCTTTAATGTCGGCGGTAAGCCCTTGTACGGCTTTCAACAGCGCGGACATCTCGGATTCTTTTTCAGAACCCTCTTTTGCATCGGCTTTTTGGGAGACCTCCCCTAACGGGAGTTCCAGTTGTTCTTGTTGGGTTGCCGCGCCTTGCGTTTTTTGGTCAGCGACTTGTTCGTTTTCTTTTTTCGCAATTTCTTGTTCAGACATTTGTTTTTCCTCTTTTTCAGTGGTTTGTACGTCCCCTGTCAAAGAGGGGTCTTCTAGTTTGAACGCCGTTACGGGCAGGTTCTTTACCATGTCCATAACGAACATCCGGTATTCTTTGATTGCAGTTCCCATTTTTCCCGCAACTTCACCGGGGTCTTTTGAATCCTCGTGGCACATAATGTTGCACAGAACCTCCCAGAGAGTGCTATGCGCGGTACTCAGCGTAGGCCATACCCCTTGTTTCTCGAACAACTCATTGAAAGAAGAAGTTTCGAAATCCCAAGATTGGAAGGACTTGCACACTGCGACAAGGGCAATATCTTCATCGTACTTAATAATGACTTGATTGGCGGACGGCCCTTCTTCATCGGACTGGCTGAACACAATCACGTCACCAATTTCCTGCTCGTTTTCAATAGAGAACCCTGCTTTTTCAATACGGGCCTTGGCTGCCACTAAATCCGAGGATTTGTTCACGACCAGTGCTTTTACAAAAGCGGACGTATCCTCTTTTTTGAACAGTTTTCCGAGATCCATACCTTCTGTCTCCTGTTTTATAATCTTGAACGGTGTGTTATTAGCACCCCGACCAACAATAGAAATGAATTGCGCGTCCGCCTCTGTAAGCTCATTCAACTTGATCGTTCTTTTTGTTTTTACTTTAGTCATCAAGTTTAATGTCCGCCTCAATCTCGTGTATCACATCAGGGTAACAAAATTTATGCCAGTGTCCATCGGACTCTTCTGTTACCGATCCTTTTTTTATCTCGTGCCAGTGCCCATCGACCTCATCAGTACGCCCACCAGCAACGTGACCGTCCTCATCAATAATTACAGTGTACTCGTGCATGTGTCCACTTTGTATTTTCAATGTCCGCCCGTTCAAGACCAAAGGAAAAGAAACCAGGACTTCGATTTCGGTCTTGTACGTCAGGACTTGCATACTAAAACCGTTCAATTCCCCGTTTTTTATTTGCTGCCAAAGATCATCGTCCGGCACATGCACAGCCGCTACCCATGACCCCGGAATAAATAAAGGATCATCCTCCCGCGCAATGAATGACTCGACAATATAACAACCGTACAACTTGTTATCATGCGAGACATCCACCTTCTCATTTCTATTGGAGCGCATGAAATTGTGGGCCATTGCTTCTATTTGTTTAGCGGACATTATATCGCCGTGCGCGTCAACCAGCCCTGGGGAATAGACTTCACCTACGGCGAGGCGCTGGTCCTCATCGCTTTTTTTAATACTGAACGGGGTTTGTGTTTTCTCGGTCATATCTTAAATTACCTGAGAGCGTACATATGTACGAATGTTAATTTTCGGATGCAGGGTACTCATCGTCATCCTCGTGCACGCCCAATGCTGCCCCTATGAATCTGTTCCCCGGTTCAAGATGCTCTTTTTTCTCGGGCTGTGGTTCTTCTCCGGGTTTTGTATCACCGGGTCGGGTGCTCGCTTCCTCACTTCCACGCTGATTTAGGCGAGGTAGATTTCCGGCCTCATTCGGAGCGACCTGAATATTCAACCCCGTGACCTCGTTCAGCTTGTTCACGTACTCGCCTTTATTGATGGCTTGTTTCTCAGCAGCCATGCCGATAGCTTTGAGTTTCTGTTCTGCATCGTTCACAGTTATCGGAATGGACCGGAATTGTATCTTCGCTGCTTTTTCGGGACCAAGAATCTCAGGGAGCAATTTCAGATTCACGACCTCATCAAAAGCATCGCGCTCAGGCTTGAATACCTGTGTTTCAGCCAGCATATAGCTAGCGACTGCTGATGCGTAATTGAACGACTCTACTCCCCCCAAGAATATAGGGGAAATGCGAAAAGACCTACGTATTCTAGCCTCGCATTTTGCATCATAATTCTCGAACGAGGAATCCCGGTTGTTGGACGCACCAGCCCCGAATTTCTCGACCGATACCTTCACGGTATTGCTATCGTCAAGTGTCCCCGATGAACTAAATGCTTCAACGACAAGACCCCGCTGCTTCGCCCCACCATTCGCCGCGAGTTGGTTCTCAATAGCATCCTTCGTTTCAGCCGCGAGTATCCCGCCTTGAACAATCATAATGAAGGGCGGGACACCCCCGGATTCAAAGAAGTCCAGATTGTTCTCTTCCGCTTGACGAGAACCTAAAATAGAAGGCATCTGTTCAATCCAACGAGGCACCCCGTACGGTGTCGTGACATCTTTACCGAGAGGGAAGTACAACAACTCAGTCGCTTGTTGTTCGAACGGTATTTTCGTCCCCGGCTCCGCCCATTTACCTGTGTTCACATCAAGGTCCATATCCGCTTGGAACTCCTTGAAGTACACGGAAGTAGTTCCTAACCTCTGGACGAACCTGCGGAAGCGCATCCCGATCTTGGCCTGTACTTCTTTGCCGCCACGCATAATCTTGCGGGTAACGGGCACGGCGGCACCTAGTTTAATCAGGCGCACCGTCTTAGCATCAATATGCCGAACGAATATGACTTGTCCTTTAGGATCACGGATAACCTCTAAGCAACCGTACCCGACCTTCTCCCTATCGACCCGCAGTTTTTTACGAATACTCGTAAAGGATTCCCCTATGTACGGCTGATTGAAAAAATCAATTGCTTGTTGGACAATAGTATCCGCTTCGTCCGGGGATTCATTATCGGGGTCAGCTTTGTTGATAATCTCGAATCCAGTCCCGTCAATATTGATCTCCATCGCGCTGATGCACGGGCCGAGCGTGTTATTATGCAGAGTAAGCTTTTCAAGCTGGTTCGGGTTGAACGGTGGCTCAAGGACAATCGCGTCATTCACGGAACCCGACAGAACTACCCCGTACATCCCTTGAAAATCGTCTTCAATAGCCAGCGCGTTCGATGTGATCGTCCCTACTGGTAGCTTTCTACCGGACATCCCTGCCCCGCGAAGTAACATAGCGCGTACTTCGTCAAGAGGGGCTTTCACAACTGTTGTTCTGAGGGCAACTTCTGTGCTTGCGGGTTCTGCGCTAGAGGCGGCTTTCTTAGGGGTTGTTTTTTTAAGCACCTTTTTAGCCATGTGCGTCTCCTATACCTTAACTTTTTTCAAGGAGGCCAGATCATCCCCTAGTTCACAATCAACAATAAAAGGGACTTGTGGTTTCCATCCGAATTCTTTCTCAAGCGGGAGGTTTTCCATTATGTACTTTATATCCCGCAACAATTCTTCAGCGCGATCCTCGCGCACGTACCCCACGATACTATCGTGGATCATAGTAGCTATCCACACATCTTTTTTACTGTACTTCTGGGTGATAATAGCTATAGCCCATATACACATATCGGATAGAACACTTTGTATTTTAGCATTCACTGCTTGTCTCTCCGCTTTGGTGCGGATACCCCAAAGCGGTGATTTTATTGTTGGAAGGTGCCGCACTCGGCCTAGAACAGAGGTCACATATTGGTTTTTATGCACCTCTCTAATCGTTCTGTTGTGAAAACCTTGAATTTTAGGGTACGTGTTAAAAAACACGTCTATCTGGCGCTGCGCCTCATCAAGATCAATAATGACCCCGTACTGTGTGCGAAGGAACTCTTTGTATCCTTTGGCTTGTTGCAGGAAAATCAACCCAAAATTTTGCCCCTTAGCGTTCAAACGTATCTTATCGAACAAGTCCGGGTTTGTCTTGGCATAGCCCATTACTTCTTCCAAAGATAAACCGCTTGATTTAGCGCCTGTAAGAGCGTGCAAATCAATACCATCTAGGTAAGCCTGTATCATCGTGTCATCATCAGAAACACAGGCCATGATACGAAGTTCGCCTTGGGAAAAGTCAACGCTGAACATTTTGTACCCCGGCGGGGCCACATAGCAAGACCGTAGAAGCTTCGCCCACGGGTTTTTATGCAAATGTTTGGGGATTAGTTGAGTTCCGGGATTTTTTACAGAGAGTCTTCCTGTGACCGTCCCTGCCTGCGTGTCTTTAGCATCCTCGAAAGCGCTCCCATGAAAAAGAGCATGCGTAGGGTGAAACTTACCGTCCTCACGGAGATGGGTCAAGAACCCATCTATATAAGTACTTATGGCTTTTCCGCACCCTAACCAGCCACGGTACAGATCAATAAAATGCTTCGCCTCTGCATCGTCACTGAACATCAAAAAATGGTCCCGCGAAGTGCTCGGCTTCCGTTGATCC